CCATCGTCAGGGTCTGCGAGGTAGCAGACGAAACGGTAGCAGCGGTGCCCACAACGCCAATCCACTCAGGCTGACCAGTTGCAGCGACCAGTTGGAACATATCAGTACCAACGGGGATCACTTGACCCACAGTCAGGCCAGACACAACGATAGACGTTGAGCCGGTGCCAGAAACGTAGGTGCAACCAGTGGTCACTTGCGTATCCGGAACGAGGCCCAGAACACGGAAGTTACCAGTACTAGAGGACGCAGCAACCACACCACCAGCCGAGTTGCCAGTAGTGGCAGAGCCGGTCGAGGTATTGCCAGCCATGTTCGCACCAACCAGCGACTGAGTTGCCGAAGCAATCGTCGGGGTACCGGCAGCGGTCACAACAGCAGCCTTGAACACAGTATCCGGATCATCACAAACGATGGCTTTGATATCGCCAGCGGTGACGTTACCGGGGTAATACTGCGAGAAGCGCTTTTGCTTGCTCACCGGGTCGGTATACGAACAACCAAGGAACACGCCAACCGCCACATTGCTGGTAATGGTGTTAGCCAGAATGGTGATAAATCCACTGGAAAGCTGGACGAAATCACCGTAATAGATGGCCGTGTTGTAGTTGTAGTCAATAGGATATTCACGGGTGGAACCCGAGAACACTTGCCCGCCAATCAGGTTGACAGGCCGGAACCCATAGGGTGCCGAAACAGTCGGGTAGGACATTTAAAACTCCTAAGATTAATTAGACGCCCTTACCGAAAGAAGTCCCCGATTTGCGCTCCTTAAAGAGCGGCATGCGCGGGTCGTTCTGACGCATAAGGTTGTTATCAACGGCTTCCGTCTGAGCGTTGGTTTGCTTGGCAATGTACTCATTGCGTTGCGCGACAAACTCAGTCGGCGTTTTGCACAGCAGGAGACCACCAATCTCGATGTTGTCCTTAAACCGCGATTGCGGGTCAGTCAACAAACGAAACTTAGGCTGCTCTTCGACAGGTACCGGCTCCCACCCTTCCCGGAGTTTGCCCGAGAGATTGCGGGGATCAGGAGAGTTCAACGTAGAAACACGCACCCAGTGATAATCATATCCGGGCTGTTTGTCAGGCTCGGGCAGAAGTTCAGGCGGCATCCACTGTTTAGGACGCGACTGGATCTCACGGGTTTCGAGTTCACGGGTAAGTCGTTCAGCCATTTCGGGACTCCAATTTCAATGCCTCTTTGGCATATTGCTCAGGTGTAAGACCCAGTTTCTTTGCCAACTGGACTTGGCTGGCCTTCAGTCTGATCTTGTTTGAAGACGTACTGCGGACAGCGGGTGCTACAACTGTGCCTGCCTTAGGCTTAACGGGCTCCTCTGCCTCAAAGGCTTCGGGAAACCGTTTACGCATTGTTTTGTCCAATGTGCGGTAATAATCCTCAGACCCAACAGAAACTCCGCTTTCCCTAAGCTCTTCATGCAGGCCAAGGGCATATGCGGTCATTCCTTTGTGCTTTCCAAACCACTCATTGCGCTCTTGCCACGCTAATGCTTTATGGTCAGGTCCAGCTTGTTTTTGGACTGATTCATATGTTTGTTGCGTTTTTACAGCAGAATCTTCTTCGTGTAAAGGGGGTAGCTTAAAGTTTTTAGCCTGCAACAGCTTAATGCTTGCATCTTGAAGCTGTTGCTGCGCCTCCAAAACCCGATCCGAGTCGCCAGATTCAAACGCCTCTTTGTATTCTTTTTTCGCTGCATCAAGCTCCATTGAAGCCGCGCTTTGAATGGTGCTGGCGTACTCTTTTTCACCCGTAGTCAAGATCTCTTTGATGCGCTTATTCTCATCAAGGAGTCTTTTTGCAAATGTCAGGGCCTCTTGCTGCTCACGCAAAGCGGCTTCTTTCTCCCGACGTTCGTCATGCCAAACCTTACGCATCTGCTTAAGGCGTGATTTGACGTTCTCGTCGTAAGACTCAAGCTCATCTTGCTCAAGCTCCTGCACCAAATCCTTTGGCATAGGAGTGCGACCACGGTCTTCTTCGGGGGTGTCATCCTCAATTTCAATTTCAACTTGGGATGAAACCTCTTTTTCAAGCTCATCAGGGAACTTGAACTCTTCCATTTCCATTGGAGGCATCTTGTACTCCTCTTATTTGCGTTTAATGCCACGGGGATCTTCTACAACCCCCTCGACTGAATCATCATTGATGATTCGGAACTCCCGCCCATGGATGACTAGTCGGGTGCCTGCGTGCGGGCGCACAAGGACAAAATCGCCCTTTTTGCACCACGGCCCGGTGGGGAACTTGCTTTCGTCCTTATAGCAATCAGGCCCAAGATCCACCACAAAAAGAACCGTCGTAAGAAGTTCTTCGTTGCGAAGAGTCAGGTCTGCTTTAATAAGTCCTACTTCGCTGTCCTCAAACTCTTTATCTGCCTCTGGAATCGCACAAAGAATGCGATACCCCGTCGGCCTAGGGAGTTGTCGGGCTTTTTCTTCAGCAGAAGCGCTTGGGCGATAAGCGCCCACTACCTGCGGATTGCCGGGGTTTGTAGCCAGCAAAATGTCAGTCATCCATATTCTCCATATTGGACTTCAGGTCTAGGGCGTAACTCCTCGCAGTGAGCAGACCACGAATCTCACCACAAAGTCTTTTGTATTCCTCAAAACTGGCGGCTTTGCCCTCCGCCAGATGTTCTTTCAAGGTCTGAACCTTCTCGTCAATCTGAGGGATCAAAACGTCGAGTACGGTCATTTAGGTTCCTTGGGTTTCTGTGCCCGAGCCTGCATGGCGGCATGGCGCTCCTGCAACTCCCGCAGTTTCGCTTCTTGATGCTGGCTGGACATATGCTTGAGTACGTCCACACCCAGATCCATCATTGCGGCGTTCTTATCGTTCGACATTTGCGCGGCGGTCTTCAGCATGTCTGTCTGAATCCGCTTAGCATCAGTTTGTTGCTGTGCAGCAATTCGCTCACGTTCAACCTGAATCTGCTGCTGCTTAAGCTGAGCGTCCTGCTGATCTTTGGCTGCTTTGCGCTGCTGATCCTGTGCCTTGATCTGAAGTTCCTGCATTTGCATCTGAACCAGAGGGTCTTGGGCTTGCTGTTGAGCCTTCTGTTGAGCAGCCTGCTGTTGGTTCTGCTGAAGCAGCCGTTGCGAAGCCTGTGCAAGAAGCGGGGCGAGTTTGGCTTCAACCTCAGGCGGCATGTTGATATCCTCGCCAGCTTCGTCTTTCTGAGGCGGCAGGGAAAAGCCCAATTGCTGCTCGATCTGCTTGCGGTACTCAAACCCAAGGTGCTCATTAATATGAGCCATCATCGCAGAGGCCAACTGCTGAGCCATAGGGTTGCTCTGCAACAGTTGCTGAATCTTCGGATCCTGCATCGCAGACATATGCACCATGATGTGTGCCTGATGGTCTTGATAAGCGAACGCCTTGACTGGCTTCATCATCAGCACGTTTTGATTCTCAGACACCGGATCCATCGGCTTCTGATCCTCATCCATTGGGACTAGTTTGCTGGCTTCTTTAACCCCAAGAACGTCCAGCATCTGCCTATGGAGCAGGGGCATGTTGTACAACTGGGGTGAGCCTTGAGCCAACTGCATCACGGCCTGATACTGAACAATCTTCTGCGCCATGGTGGACGCATTCGGATCACTCACCGGGATGACATCAACGTCGTCGTAGTCGGACTTCTTGGCCTTGGGGTCCCCCTCGTCCGGGTCATACGAATACTCATCGGGGGTGTAATCCCTAATGATGTCCCGCAGCAGCACCAACTCCTGCTTCATTGAATAGTGGATGCGGGCCTGAACAGCGCTCATCGTCTTGAGAGTGCGCTCAAGAATCGCCAGCGTCGTCCCGACAGGGGCTTGTGACGACATATCACTAATCTGGAGATCAGCCGTATTGGCGAACCGGCGTCCCTCCTCAATTATCTTGTCCATCAGCCCAGCCAGCGTCTGGCTCGGCTCTTTATAAGGAAGCGGCAGCAGATTATCGCGGATCGTGCCACTAGGCACATCTACATCTCGCCACTCTCCGGGGCTAATCGGAGTGTCGTCACCCTTGACCCGCATGCCACGGGCCTTGAAACCACCGGGCAGATTAGAAAGCGTACCTGCATCGACCAACTGACGAAGCAGCGAAGTCGAAGATTTGGCATACGCGCCAATCAAATGGATCAGACCAAAGCAATAGAACCCAAAGCCTGGGATATAGCCGTAGTGGACCAAGTGATTACGCTTGACATTGGTATTGTCATCCGGTTGCCAATTGCGCCGGATAGACAGCACCTTGGCTGAGCCCTTCTCCAGCGTGACGATATACGGCAGCTTGATGCCGTCCTCGCTCTCATGCCCCGGCAGATCCAACTCAACCTGAATCTCCAGCAGCTTATAGCGCTCATCAGAAGTCGCTCGAAAGCCCAGCCGCTCGGCAATCTTCTTCTCTACTTCGTCCAGCACATTGTTAGGATCGCCAAGATCAATATCCCGGTAGAACCCAGCAACCTGAAGCCTGCGTAGCTCGTTTTCAGTCTTACGCATCACGTGAGTGATACGTGGAGCAGACGCCAAGTCACTCGCGCCATAGGGCACTACGATATCTTCAGCAGGCACATACATCGCCACCTGACGCTGCAAGTGCGGGTCGTAGTACACCTTCTTGAACGCATTCCCCGCAAGCCCCAGGCCCCACAGCATGCGCTCATGCTCAGGCCGGTACTCAGTCATAACGTCGGTCAACTGATGGTTCATGTCCTCTTGGACACGCTCAGCGGACTCTTTCTTGGCTGGGGTTTCCTTGCCAATGACCTTGGTTTTGACCGGCCCAGCAGCCGGGAAGGTGCTCATCATGGTTTCAGACTGAAACTTCACCAGCGCCTCTGAAAGCATGGGGTGATACACACCACAAGCCCCCTCCCAAGGCTCAGATCGCTCCTCGATCTTCATTCCAAGAAGCTCAAGGCCGTCAACATAAGTCTGAATCCAGTCCTTGCGACTGGCAAGGTCATCGTTAAAGTCGCCTAGCAGTTCTGCCGCAAGCGAATCCAGGTCACCCTCATCAATGTCTTCGGCAAGGTTTTTATCGAAATCGTCGCCAGAACTTGGCGTCAAGCTGATTTCCAAGTCCCCAATAGTGATATCCACAGACTCCGGGTTCTCAATCTCAATCTCAATCGGTTCAGCATCAATAAAAGCTTCCGGATTAAGCGCCTTGTCAAAGTTTGTCGCCACAGCTTGGCTCCAGTCGAGTTACGTTCATCTTAGTAATACGCCCTCTTCGTTCGGTAAGAAGGCTCATCATCTTCATCCGAGGCTAGTCGAATAAACCCGCCCTTGCGATACCTGAGCAGCGCCTGCGTCATCGAGTCAACCATGTCATCGTGGTCCCCAGCCGGGAAAGCGGCTACCTCTTCGATCAGTTCTTCTGCCCAGTGCGTATTAGGAACCCAAACCATACCAGAAGCAAATATATCCGCTACTGCGTTCAGTCTAGCAATTTTGTCATTGCCCCTGCTTGGCGTGAACTCCTGCACGGGGATGCCCATGGCGCGTAATTCAAAGATCAAAGGTGAGCCAGCAGCCTTCGCCTCCACAATCAAGCTATCCACCTCCCAGTCTTTGAACTCCTGGTAGGCCCTGGCTTTCAGTTCAGGAAACTCCATACGCTTTTTGAACGCATTCAACAGGATCACATTGGACTGCGGCCTTCCCGAATCATCATCAATATAGAACACCCCCCACGTTGTACAAGCCGAGTAGTCAGCACGCTCGCTCTTCAAGAACGCCGTGTCCCAAGACTGGATGATGAACTCACAGTGTGGCGGGTCATCTTTCTCCCAGATCTTCCACCACTCCCGCTTGACAATTGCCCCCTCTTCAGAGGTCGGATTCTGCTGGTACTGAGCTTGCCATTTGCTATTTGGAAGCTCAAGCCGCAATGCATTAAGCAACTCATAAGACCAAAACTCAGGCCACAAAGGCTTATCTGAAGGCAATATAGCTGGGAATTCAATAACCTCCCACTCGTCTCCACCTCGCTGCGCCGAATCTTTCAATACTCTGCCGGTCAAATCTCTCTTTGCCCAGCGGGTCATCACAATAACAATAGAACCTCCCGGCTGCAAACGCTGCCGTGGGCCAGATGTATACCACTCATACACCGAATCAAACACCGATGGATCTGATTCGGCAAGCTTTGCCTCCTGCTCCGAGTGAGGGTCGTCAATAATCAAAAGATCCGCACCCTTGCCAGTCAAAGTGCCGCCAACACCAATAGCAAAATACTCGCCGTTTTCATTGGTAGACCACCGTCCCGCAGCCTTGGAATCGTGCCGTAGAGCCACATTCGGAAAAACCTTGGAGTAGGACTCACTGTCCACCAAGTTCCTCACTTTCCGGCCAAAACCAACAGCCAACTCCCCAGTATTAGAAGACTGAATAATCTTCTTCTGCGGAAACTTACCCAAATACCACGCCGGCAAAAGATAAGAAGCAAACTCCGACTTCGTATGCCTAGGAGGCATATTGATAATCAACCTCTTTAACTCACCTCTAGCAACTCTTTCAAAAGCATTTGCCATGATCTGATGATGTCGCCCCCCAATAAAACTAGGCCACATCGTTTTAACAAACTCCATAAAATGCTTCTGGCCCCTCTCCCGCCTCAAAGCATTGCCATACTCATCCGCAATCTGAATCAGATGCTCACGCTGACCATCCGGCAATTTATCAATAACCGCACCCAACTGAACATCAGTCATTGTGGACAGCAACTCAAACAACTCATCCTTCAATTGATATCCCTCACCTTTAACCCAGTTGGCCTAATGCTCCTAGCCATCCTCGGCTTATGAACACACAACCCCAACTCAACTAACTTCTTCATTTTCCGGGAAATATTCCCCCGGCTCTTCTCTCCTGTCACTAACAACAAATCATCTACCGAAGGCCCAAACCCAAACCTCTTCCACCACTCATCAATAGCCAACAACAACGTCTTCTGTGCAGGTGTCACTTTCTTGCTCCTCATTTCTTACAATCCTTACAACCTGTGGATAACTCTGTGGATATGTGGATAACTGTTCCACTAACAAATGTTAGTCACAATCCTATGACAATCTGGGTTACGGCCAAAAATATATCCCCCTACCCATCTGATTTGTCAATGGCAAGGGGGGGTGTTTTTGTAACGTCGTTACTTTGCGCGCTGGGAAAATTTGATGGGGGTGGGTCGGAAAAAATAGGTGATTCAGTGTGTGAATTGCTGTGCAAGGGCG